TGTAGCTGGATTTAGATTTGCATTGTATGGCACTGACAAATAATGTGCTCCGTCAAATACTCCGCCTTTTGAAAAGTCAGTATTGCTAGTATATGCTATTCCAGTATTCGTAACGGTTGAACCCAATTTAGATGAGTCCATGAAATGGCCGTCGGTTTCTTCAAATAAAATAGCAATGCCTTTAGGGACAAGATTAGCATCCCATGCTGCTAACACTTCGGCATTATCTTTGTATTCATATTTGTCTATCTTAACGGGCATTAGATTTTCCCTTCAAATTCCTCTAATGTTGTTAAACTGACATCTTCCGGTTTTACTGTGATGACATCCTCTGATGTTTCGGTGACATCCGTGCCATCATCGTTTTTCCATGTCCGGACTTTTCGAACTGTCAATGAGATGGATGTGATGGTCTGCAGCTGATCTATTCCCGTTATTGTTTTTTGTATTGGCATGATTTTGCCTCCTTATTTTAACCTCACCATCCGCACGGTCGCTCCGCTCCCTGGGATAGTTTAGTGAAACTCGAAATCTTTGATTTCGTAAGTTGAACTATCCCGCCCCGATTTATCGGGGCAGGGACAAAATAAGTCATTTTCACGTCGCGTAGGTATCACAGAAGAGATAGCCGAGATCTGCATGCACGCATACGATATCGGTTTCTTCCGCCACTTCGTAAACATCCTGATGCTCGGCGGGTTCCCTCCATGTGGTAACTCTGCGCGGCTGGCCGTCTTCATACGCGATGCGGGCCTGCAAGCCTGCGGTCGCAACTTTCAGGCCGAGTTTCGGAGCGCGGTAGAACAGGAAGCCCATTCCCTTGCCCGCGTTGACTTCCCAAACATTTGCGCCTGTGAAGTCGGTTCCGGCCTTTTTCTCTTTGGCGGTGCTCTTAACGGCTCTGCCGACAAGAACTTCATCCAGCTCGAGCATTGCGGCCAAAAGTTCTTTGGTCATAACGCCGCGCTGGGTGTACTTGATCTTGTCGAGAATTGCCGCGCACTCGGCCAGTGACAAATACGTGGCGTCATCCAGCACCAGCACGTTGGGTGTTTTGCCCGTTTTGCCCTTGATGGACAGCTTGGCTTTTTTGATATCGGCCAGGAAGGTATTGGTATCGCCTGCAGGTGACCAGAGGCCCGCTGCATCTTCGCCACCGACATTGCCGTCCGCCCACGTTCCCGCCGTGATCAAGCTGGCCACGCGGACTTCTTTTTTCAGATCGACTTTATCTGCAGCGTATTCGATTGCGTCTTCATCGGGCCTCAGAGGCGGAGCGTTTTTCAGTTGGGCAAAACGCCGATCCTCGTCGGTGACTTCTTTGGCGAAGGCAAACTCTTTGGTGGCAACGGATACTTCATCGATCTTGTAACCGCCGCGTGCTGCCCTGGTGCCTGCCGCGCGAATTGCGGCTTCATCCCTGAACCAGTCGCCTTTGTTATAAACGGTGATTTTTGCTTTCGGGTCAGCGCCGTCCAGGATAGGGAAGACGCGGTCGGCAATATAATCCATGTTTTTAAACGCGATGGATATATTTTGCAACGGCCCGGATACCATCAATTCTTTTACGTTTGGAGCCATGATTTTATTTCCTCCTAATTATATTTATGGTTAATGTTTTTATCCCCATCCGCTACGCTGCGGGGATAATTCGCTCTAAAGTTTCCCGCTCACGTAGTGGGCGGGAAACTAAGGTTCATTAGTGTACGACCGTCCCTAAAGAGTAGATGGTCACTGCCTCGGTACCATCGCCGACGTTATCCAGGCGGCAAAGGAACCGTTTGGAATTGTTCTGCGCGATGGTCATTGACCCGGAAAGGGTGACGCCCTCGCCTGCGGTGATGGTAATGGTCTCCGCCGCGTCCGCATCGTTGCGGATGGTGAACTCGAAGCTGGAACCGACGATGCCACCAGCAAATCCCGCGACAATCTGCGCCGCTGTCGGCGTGACATCAGAGCGGTTGTCGCCTGCCGGATCGCGCTTGATCAGGCCGCCGATCAGTTCCGCCGCTGTATAGGTGACCGCGCCTGCCGTGGCCTTCGTGGTGACTGTGGTGATAAACCATCCTGTTTGCGTGATGCCGGGCACATGGCCGATTAACAACACGTTCGCCAGCTCATCTTCCGCATCCGTCCCGTCGAGCACGAGCGCACGGGCATAAGCCAGCGCCGCTGCCGCTGTTTTGCCTTTACCGGCGTCTGCCGCATCGACATATTCCGCCTTGACAAATGCATTGACGGCTATCGAGGCGTTCATGACAAGTTTGCTGATGCCGAGCACTCTGACTGCGGCGGCTTCGCCCAGGGCAGGACAATTTTGCAAAATGCCCAGCAGGCCTTCAACTTCGCTATCCGGACGGCGCACTCCTGTGGATGTAAGTACGACAAACTTGTACTGATCGTTTACCAGGCTCTCTATTGCCGGAGCGGATATGTCCAAAATTTTGTTTTCTCCGAACATGGAGCCGCGCTGTGATAACAGCTGAGAAAATAGACACCACCGGGAGTGCCTCCAGAATGACGGATACTGCATGCAATACAGCAACAAGATTGAAACTGCTGCCAAAAATATGATCGCTATTACGTTGTACATTTGTAACCTCCTTATGTTTTTTGTGTTAGTTAATAATTTGCATTCTCTTCTTTTTTTCTCTTTTTGCTATTGGCCCTGAATTTCTTCCTGGTACTCTTTGGCCAGATCGGGATTTTCCCGCTGGACTTCCGCAAAAGCCGCGCTGTAGCTCATTTCCTTATTCGCCTGCATTTTTGCGGTGGTGAGTTTGGAGAGTTTATCTCCCGCGCCGCCAGTGCCTTTTGTATCTTTATCCCGCGTGGCCACCTCGCTGAAATTGACAAGCGGCGTGGCAGATTCCAGGAGCGCCTTCATGCGGTCGAATGCGGTAAACTTTTCTTTTTTCTCGCCGAATTCGATCTGGTTGTCATCGGAAGCGAGAGAGAAAAGAATATCGGGAAGGCCGAACGAAACGGTCGCCGGAGTGATCTTGCCCGCCTTGATTAGCCCCTCGCAAAAAGTGGAAATGTCGGCCTTGAGTTTGCCAAGCGCGACCTGACGCTGCTGTTCGGCAAAACTTCTTTCGGCTGCTTCTTTTCCTTTTTTCTCGGCATCCGTTCTGATCTTGTCGATGTCGGCTTCCGAATACTGGATGCCTTTGTTTACCGGTTCACCCGGTATTGCTTCATCGGGAATTTTGCTGATATCAAAACCGATGGAACCTAAAAACGCTTTGAACTTTTCCTTAAAATTCATATTTGAATCCTCCTTTTCCTTATAATTACTTAATTGTATTGCATCGGCTGGCGGGTTCGCCGCCGATCTTAAATCGTCTATCTTCCAGTCCGGGACAATCCGGTTTGCCGTATCCGCGTCGAATTTTTCGATCAGCCACTCACGGATATTGCGGAAAACATCCGCAACGGAACTCCATGCGTATGATTCGGAAAATTCAAAACTGGCGAAGGCTCCTTCCGCAAATGCCATATCGGGCAGGCCTTTGACGGCAGGTGGCATCGCGCCAAGAAAAGCAACGTGTCGTAAAGTTCCGTCCGGATAGAAAGCGGCGGAGCGTTTCTTGATGCGACCGTCTTTAACCATTCCGGCGAATGTGGGTTCCACCTGCTTGAATTTCGCCAGCAATATATTGCCGGTCTTCGAAGCCACTTTTTTAATTCCTTCAACCCAGCCGTATGCAGGCGCATCATCTGCCGGATGACCGATGCATGCGGGCGGTTCATGAACGGCTGCGTTGAATTTGGTCAGCGCCTTATCTATCAGGGCATCACCATCATGGACGACACCCTTTGAGTCTGTCTGTTTTCCTCCCCTAAAAATGGGAACCCAGTCGTCAAATCCTGCAAAGTTCATAAATCCCTCCCGATTATTGGTTAATTCGCGCCGTGTTTCGCGCAAAAACATGTTTATAACACGTGTCAATGAAACTCCTGCCCCTTTGCCGCTACCGGAGCCGCAAAAATCGTTTGTGGGGCGAATGTGCGTTTTTCAAGTTTCATTTGAAAATCCCCCTCCATCCCCCTTTAAAAAAGGGGGAGGCAAAAAATGCCTAGCCTCCGATCCTTCTAACGATTCTTTCCGCTCCCTCGATGAAGAGTTGAGGGATGTCGGATTCCTGGGCCGCCTTCGTAAGAAACGGATTGGGCTTCATGCCCCTGATCGACCTGACCGGATGCGACGCGCCCGGCCAGAACAATGCCTTTTTATTTTTGGGCACGATCTTCGTTTTGCGCGGGCCATACAATCCCGTGCCCTCATGAACGTAGCCTGCATATTTTGCCGTGAACTTTACGATGCCTATGGTGGCATCATTGTTAACATCGCTTGTGCCGGAGTTGGCCAGGTTGGATGTACGCACCGGCGCGTATTTTGTCGCGAGCGTTTCAACCGACGTCACAACATTTGTTAATCCGGCGCGCCGCGATCCTTCGGCAATCATGGTGATGCGCTTGCCGATAAGATTGAGGTCTGGCACAAATTTATGCTGTATGATCACATGATCCTCCTGATAGCCCGGCCACGGCAGCCCGGATGGTACGGTGGAAGGGCACCCGACGCGGCGGCAAAATCGGCGCGGTCGGTCGCCTGCGCGATGCGGTTCATCTCCTTGTTTGTCGCTTTGAGATCGGCCTCGAATTCTTCCGGTGACATATCCATCTGCCGTTCGATGTTAGCGTAAGCGACTGAGACACTGACGATCTCGCCGTTCATGGATTTGCAAAAGGCGCATTCCTGCGTCGGCTCGTAGATTTCGATTTCTTCAATGCCCGCTTCGTGCATTTGCGTTACGCCCGCCCAGTTGCGCGTGCGCTGCACGCTGGTGTCTATTATCCGGCGAACCTGCCAGCCTTCCAGCTCCGCCGCTTTCTGCCCCAGCAGATTTTTAAACTCGGCGATGTCCGCCGCGTTGCCGCGTCCGAACAGCCCGCCGTTTTTTTCGATGTATCTTTCCTGGATAAAATTGCGTACCACGCTCTGCGCGTCGGAATTTTTCAGATAGGACGACACATAAAAGTGATCGGCCTTCGCCAGAAAATTAATTGCCCGGATGTCCGGCCCGCCGAATGCCAGGTTGACGCCGGGCACTTTGCGGAAGTCTTCGTAGATCTCCGTGGTGGTGTTCTGAATGAGTTCCTTGCCGACAGCGGAACCTGCGGCATCGCCCAGAATATTATGAACGCGGTCGGTAAAAGCCGTCATGGTCGGCGGCTCCGGAAGAGAGCGCAGCCATCCTTCGATTTCGTCAAGCGCTCCTTCGCGCGCTTTCGCAAACGCGGGAACCAGGCGTTCCATGTAACGATCTATCCATGCGTCTGTGGGGTCAACCTCTGCGAACTGCGATTCCTGCGCCCCTTTGCCAGGCATCGGCTTTGACGGCTTTGATGGTGTGACTAATATGTCGTCTTCCTGCGGCGCGGGAATGCCGTAGGTGGAATAGAAATAATCCTGGCCAACCGGCAGGCCGATATCGACGACCAGGGTTTTGTCGATTTCGGCGCGCTCTTTCAGATCGGACTTGCCGTCGGCGTAGGTTTGAATTTTCGGGTAGGCCGTGACATTCGGAAAATTATAATCGACAATCCACTTGATAAGCGAATCGTTCAGGCAGGCGTCAAGCAGATCTGCGTCCGCCTCGACGATCTCCTGCCGGGATTGCTCCTGCTGCTGTTCATTGCCGAGTTTGCCCGGCGTGCCTTCGGTGCTGGCCACCTGGCCCAGCACGGCTTTGGATATTTGCTTGTCCATGAACTGGCAAAGCTGCTCGTGCGAGACCTTACCCGCGCGGGACGCTTCCAGAAATTCTACGTTCATGGTGTCCGGCATCGTAATGCCCGTGTCGGTCTGAATGGCTTCGATGGCTTCCAGCAATGCTTTTTTCTGCGGGTCAAGGGTGCCGCTGGGATATTTGCCGACGATGGTGGGCATGCCGAACTTTTCCAGAAAAACCATCCAGAATTTAATGCCGTGCTTTTTGAACCAGACCGGCCACCAGATGCGCTGCCCGATGCCCCGGCCATAAGGATTGTCCGAGTCGCCGTAGGTGAAAGAAATAAATTTCCGGTCGGGCACTGCTTCGCCATCAATCATGTTCTGCGGCGTGAGCAATCGCAGCTCGCGCTGCGGCGTGAATACAAACCGGCGCGGATGCTTGCCGATGATTTTTTTAATGCCGATGGTATTGCCCGGATTTCGCTTCCAGATAACTTCGGCTTCGTGGTGACCATAAAGAACGGCCTTGAGCAGTTCCTGCCTGGCCTGATCGAAATTACAATCCATCAAAACCTGGGCAACAAAATCTGCAATGACCTGCTCTTGCGTGGTTGACGACGGCCTGCCTTTTGTCCGGACGGATTTAGCGGGAATGATTTCCCACTCCTTGCCGACGACGGCCAGGTTGCGCTGCTGCAATACGCTTCCGGCGTGAGCGTCGCGATCCACCTCATCGTACAGACGCAGACCTTTGCCCGCCGCTTCGCTGCGCAAAACAGGGTCGGGATTTTCCAGACGACGCAACCACCCGGCAAACATATCAATGTCTTTTTCAATGGTGGCTACTTCGTCGGTGATCGGTTTTTTTGAATCTTTATTTTCGTCCGTCATTTTAACGTCCTTCTAGTGCCATTTATTAGGAAAGGAAGAATGATTGATTCCTAAAAAATTATTCATTGTCGAACTATTGGAAACATGCGCGCGTCCTGTCGATTCAAATTCGATTTCGCCGCCCCATTCCTGGCGCGTGGCAAACCAGGCCATTGCCCCGGCAATGCCGGAATCGCCGTGGCGTTTCTTATTGTCTTTTCCCTTCTGGCGGATCTCCGGAAGTTTGGCGACGCCCTTGACGACTTTAAAGGCGCGGTGGTCTTCGATGACGTCGGCGTCTTTGGCCAGCGTGATGGTCTGGTCTTCAAACGCCGCCTTGTACGCGGGCATGTTCTCGCGGTACCATTGCTCGGTCAGCATAACCTGGGCAATGCGTCCCGCGCCGTATTTCTGCATGGCGCGTTCTGCCAGGTACTGGCCGTTGCCCCTGGCGTCGAGCGCGCCATAGCGGAAACGCGGAAGCCGGTCGAGAATGTAAAATAAAATTTGTTCCTGCTGCTGAAACGGAACGTTGCGCAACTCCAGCTGGAAGAGCGCTTTCCATTTTGCGCTTTGCTGCTCCATGAGCGGCGTGATGACGGTGAGATCTCCGGTGCGCGCAAAGTCTTCACCGAATACGGAGTTCTGCGTATCTTTTAAATCTTCGAAAAAGTGTTTGAGATAATCATCGCACCAGGCTTCCACTTCCATGTGCCTGATGTAGTCGGAGAGTTCCGCAAAGGCCTGCCGCTGCTCGTAGCGGATAACGGGCACTTCATCGCTGAGACATTTTTCAATCACGGCGCGCGTGAGAAATACGCCGGTGCCCTGGCTGGGGATGCAGAACAATTCTTCATCGGCATCTTCGCCGTAGGAATCGATGATGCCCTGCCGCCACACGGATTCGGCCTCCGGCGACCATTCGCGTTTTAGAACTTCGCAGATGCGCCGGTAAAGGCCGTCCGCCAAAGCGTCGTCAAACGTGACGCGGTGCAGGCTGTACGGTTTCCGCCCTGCCCGGATATCCTGGATCACGCTGTTGAACTCGTTGGAATCGCCGAAGTGCGTGGAGATAATGCGCACCTGGCCGCCCCACATCAAGAGAGCCATCGCCGCCTTCATCAGGCCCGGCAGATCGTCATGGAAGGCTGCCTCGTCGATCACGACACGTCCCTGCTTGCCGCGCAGGTTGGTCGGCCTGCTCGACAGCGCGGTGATGCGCCAGCCGGATTGAAATGTAATTTTATATGCGAGGATTTTCTTTTCCTGGACAATGCCGTTATCGTCTTCGTCGGTCTCTTCGTATTCCTCTATGGAACCGGCGGCCATATCGAAGGCGCGGGCCCAGTTGGCGCAATCGTTTATAAATTCCAGCGCCATGTCTTTGGTATATCCGATGTACCAGACGTTGCGTTTTTCTCCGTTGCCTTTTTGCGAAGCGTAAAGCGTATCGTCGGCGGCCTCCGCCCAGGAGATACCGACACGGCGGGATTTTTCTATAATTTTGACATCGGCCTGATCGGACACCCAGCGCTGCTGATAGGGTAATAAAATACCGTTGGCGTTTCGGGCTTTATCGAAATCCCCATCCGCTTCGCTGCGGGTTATGAGGTTTTTTTCTTCCACTACACAATACCTAAAATTTTCTGTTTGATTTGTTTCGCGGTGTCTTCCGACATGCCGCCGCTCTTCACCGCTTTAGCGACGTCGTCCGCCGCCGCCTTGACACGCTCTTTGAAATATCCGTTGCTCTCGGCCTGCTTGAATTTCACAACGAGCGAACCGAGCTTGGTTAAGCTATCCATTAACCCGCTGTCGATTGCGCCGGGCTGTCGCTCTTCGGCATAAGTCAGTTCGCGCTCCAGGAGCGCTTCCATGCGCTGGCCGAATTCAGTCTTGCGGGCACGGGCCTTGTCCCATTCGTCGAGATCCTCACCCGGCTTTTTGGTCAGGCCCTTCCATGCGGAAAGTGTCTGCCGTGATACGCCGAGTTCGTTTTCAATGGCGGTCAGCGATTGGCCGTCGATAAACATTTGACGGGCAACCGGTTCGAGTTGTGTCTTTGCGCCTTTTTCTGCCAATTTAAAACCTCGTTCTATGTTCTACGTTCTATGTTCTAGGTTTTTAACGTTGAACGTTGAACCTAGAACCTTGAACATTTTTAGTTCAGTTCCTCTTCGAGTCTCTTAATATCCGCGAGGGCGACGGTCAGCTCCGCCCACTTCGATTTTAGCTCATCCCATTGGCTGTCGATGATCTCCACGGGCAGGTTTTCGGGCCGTGTCAGGCTGGTATCCAGGTTGATGCTGATGGTGCGTTCCAGCGCACCGATATCCTGCCGCAGCCTGGCGGCGGTGTGCATTAAATTGGTCAACTTGACTTGTCGCATTGCGTTCTGAGTTGACATTAGGCTTCCTCCTCCACGAGTCTCATTGCCTTCTTTTTGCTGACTCTTATGATCGGGCAAAATTGATTGTTATTTACGGAGTCTTTGCATTCCGTCATGGTTTGTATGTTCAGCGTAACAATATCGCGCAGATCGCTGGTCACGTCGGAGAAGTCCTTGCACAGCTTGACATTGTTTTTGTACATTTCGCGCTGCTCGGCCATGTCCTTTTTATATTGATCGAGAATCGCGTAAATGCGCTTGTTATCCGTCCACCATAAAAATATAACCAGTCCGAGAGTTCCGAAGTCGCCCAATATTTTTAAAACGCTTAATATGCCGAGTTGCTCCATTACCGCCTCCGTTGTTTGCGGCGTGCACGGGGTGCCCGCCCTACATTATCTATTCATCCTCAAATCCGCGTCTTTCAGCCAGTGCCTGACATGTTATGCAGCGTGTTGCCTGCGGGTTTGCCTTTAATCTGTTTTTGGGGATCGGCTCTCCGCAATCAGCGCAGTTTGTATGCGGCGTCCACGGGGTGCCCGCCCTACGTTTTTTAAGATGTTCCGCCAATGCGTTTGCTGTAAATAATTCATTGGTCTCCTGCGCCTGATCGAATATATCGGGCATATCATTCGTTAAGTTTTTTGATGTTCTTTATGTACTCGACGATTTTCGTTTTATTCTCCCATGCCTTGATGAGACCTATTCCGACTGCTATGCCTGCTAAAAATAGAAACATTTATTCTTCCTCCTTATAGGTATCCTCGTAACACCCAATTGTGCTTTCAAGTTCCTTCGAGTAGACAACGGCGTTGACGCTATTGTCGATAATGTTAGGGCCGCCTGTTTTCCATTCCGGGGGCTGCGGCTTGGGGCAGGTTGGCTGCACCAGCGCACGATTCGGGCAACACGCCGTCACGGAAAAACACGCCAAGGCAATCGTTAATGCGATTAACTTCTTCATTGTTCAAACAATCCTTGATTTGCGGTTTCAGGCGGGCTGTTAAATTTTTCAGGTGTCCGGCCTGTTTATTGATTTGCTGAGAGCGTTCGTACATCGCGGCGATGGCGCGGTTATTCTGCGCGGCGATTTTCTTTTCCCTGGTCAGCTCGATAATTTTGTCCTGCTGATTATTTATTTTTTCCTCTTTCAGGGAAAGCGCCTGCCGCTGCATGTAGATCGCACCGACAGCCAGTGCGAGAATGGCGAGCAGCACGAGTGATTTGTATTTCCAGACATATTGAATTGCCGTTAATATTTGCACTTAAAAACCTCTTCTTTTTCTATTCACCATTCACTATTCACTATTCACTAATCTACGCACCTCTTTATCCAGCCATAAAAAAATTGGCGCATCTTGGGCTTGCGCTGCACAAGCTCCACATAGAACCGGACGCGCTTATTCCTGATCGAATTAAAAAACGCGACGCGGTTGCTTCTTTCTTTCGTGTAATCGTTAATCCATTGTATAGTTTCCGGCGTAAGCTTCGCGGGGATCGGCGGGATGGGTTTGCCCGTCCAGTAGATTTCGATAAAAACTTTTGTGAGCAATCTTTCAGCGCCTGCGCCGCCCATGTTGACGGCCTCATCGCAGAGTTCGTCCGCAATGCCCTGGGAATTTAATTTTTCAAAATGGAATTTGCGCCAGTAGTCGCGCTCGTAGATTGCGCGTGCCTGATCAGGCGTGAGGTGTTTGATGATGAGGCCTTGTTTTAAAAGACTTGTCCCGTATGTGCTGGCGGCGATGCCGTACTTGGTACCCAGGAAACGCCCGACGCCTTCCTTGCCGCCCGTCCAGTTGCCGGGATCGTGGATGTTGTTTGAGTATCCGCCCTCGTGCGGAAGAATGGTGTTCTGCCAGACAGGCAAAAAATCAGCAGCGAAGATTTGGCTGCTAAAAAACAAGAACGGAGCAAGGATAAGAATGATTGCTCCGAAACTGACTATATGTTTTCTAATGTGTAACATTAGCTCTCCTGTTTATTTCCCGGCAGGCCTGCTTGGTCTCAGGCTCTGCCGGTTCTTGACTTAGCGCGGACTAAGTTTTTTTTAATTGTGTGCGCCGGGGGTAGCCGTATGCCCGGCGCACAGCAGAGAAGAGATGCGTCATGCGTTGGATTAGGTTTTAATGGATTATGAAGGATTAGTCTTTTGCGGAGTGCAAAAATAAAAGCCGCTTCCCTTGAGAAACGGCTTTTGTGACGTGCTTTATACTGCTATTAAATTAAAAAGTCAAGACTCGTCCACAGGCTCACTAAACATCGTGCATTGCTTGGATAGTTCTTTGCGGTTTTCGATAATGTCGTAAACCTCGCGGATGGACAGTCCCGTATCAAGCGCCATGCGGCGCGGGTTAAAAGGATTATCAGGTGACGCATTTTTAAACTGATGAAGAATATATTCAACCTTTGCGGGCTTGAAAAGTTTATCCGGGCTTTTAAGGTAAATGTAAACGCTGGGCAGCGTCTGCGCCAGCTTGATGGTATTCTCCAGGCCGATTGCCGCGACGATTAACTGATAATCCTCCGGCAACTGTTCTGCTTTGATATGCTCTATCCAGTTAGAGGGCATAGTGAGACTCCAAGAGCACAAGCGCAGCGTAGCGCGATTGGCCAGTCGAACTATCCCCGCAGCGGAGCGGATGGGGATTTGTTCCTTTAAAAGTTCTATTCATTCGTTTCTCCATTAAGATTGCCACGCCGTCCGAGGGACGGCTCGCAATGACAATCCTTGTTTTGATTTTTCAATAAACCTTTTAATCCTTCGATAACTTTGCAAGCTTCCTCATCGGTTTTGATTCTCTCAATTCTCATGTATTTCTTCATCCAGCGATGGAAGCCATCGTCAACTCGCCACTTAATCTGCGTGGCAAGCGCACTGATCATATTCAACTGATCGAACGTGGCCAGGCAATACACGTTAGACGGCT